ATAATTTTCACTAGGTGCAGATGCAGAAGTAGTATCAGTTATTTGTGTGCCATTAAAATAAAATTTAATTCTATCACCAGCTGTTCCCAGTGTAGTATCTTCAGCAATCATATAATGCCCCCAACCAGTGGTATCTCTAAACATAGGTGACCAAATATATTCCACACCTCCACTATGTCCAACCTGAAACCTATCAGTATTTCTAACTCTTATATTCCAAACAGTAGAACCACTATTATTAGCATCAGCACCAAATGGCACCATATGGTTACCACCATGTGATACATCTGTTCTTTTCCACCAAAAGCTTACGGTAAAGGTTCTTCTGTTACTTGCAGTGCTTGGAGTTCTTGTCATATAATCTGCACCATCTGATTCAAATTCAACAGAATTTGCAATCTGGTATTCATAGAACGCACCAGCACCTTGATTACCACTTGCACCTGTTAATAAATCTTTAGAAAAAGGCATCTACTTATCCGTTCCACTTACTGGGTCAAAGTTTTTTGAGTCTTCAAAGAAAGATGATGTTTCGTTAAATCCAAAATCATCATCTGCACTTGCACTTGCTGGATTAGGTGTAACTGTGTATCTCTGTTCTCTTGTTGGTGCGTTAACCTTTGCATCTGTAAACTGGTCAACTTGCACAGTCTTAATAACCTTATCAGAAGTAACAGGGCCATATAGATAAAACTTTGCTTGAAATGTCATAGTGTACATAATAGCTCTTCTCTCTTCAAAGTTACCTTGATAACTATCCTCATAACTTACAGAATTTAAAACGATTGGAACATCTCTTTTAATACCCATATCTGACATATCATTAATTGTAATTGTATAATCTGGTTGAAAGTATGGAAGTATCTGTTCTACAATCTGTAATGCGTCATCAGAGTTTTTTGCCATAACATATAAACTGAAATCTAAATTATATGGTACAGGCATATACTGAACATCTAATCTATCTTTATCATTTGATTTAGCTTTTTTAAATTTTTGTACTCTATTTAATTTTCTTACAGGGTCGTAAGCTAAATTTGCAATCTCAAAACCTATTCGTGGTAAAGTGACTGCAACTTTATTTTTTAAAGATGGGTCATTATCAAGTCTTGTTAAAAACTTTTGTGCAGGCCCATATGCAAGAGGGACTTTCATTTTTTGAATGATTGTTCCACTATTGTTTTTTCTTACAATGTTTATATTGTTAAATATCGTTCCAAATGCGACAACTACTTTTCGCATTGTTTCATGGTAGAATTGTTGTCCTAGCATAATTAATCTCCAGCATCACCAAACGGATTTCTTTCCGTAAAGTCTAATATGTTATCATCTTCTGTATCAAACAGTTCATTTTGTTCCAATGGAGCTGTTTTAGTTGTACTCGTATCTCCTACTATATAGGTTTCTTGTATGAGGTATGATGTTATACCTGTGTCTGCTTCACTCTCTAATGCAATGTTTTCACCGATTGATGTTGAATCATTTTCAAAGGTAATATTATCACCATCTGTTTCTTCAAGTAATACACCATCTCCATGTACAGTAAAACTTTCAAGTCTAATGTTTTCATTGACTGCACTTGATTGTTCAAGTGTAAATTGTTGTGCAAGTGTATCTACAGATAAGTCATCTTCAATCGCATCAATAATTTCAATACCTGTATCAAGAACTTCTGAACTGTACTCATACTGTGAACACTTAAGTTTGTAGATTGGATTATTATCTAATTGGTGAAAAGGTTCATCATGGTCTACAAAGTTTATTTGAAATATTTTTTCTACGATTGGGTGATAAACTAAATCACCCTCTTGTGGTCTGTCTGCATCTGTAGCTGCAGTATCCACAATTAAATAAAACTCATTACCACTTTCTTCAGAAAGTATTCTACCTTCATTGTCATTTTCTAAAACAATTTTTTCTGCACTCTCATCAAAGATGAAACTTTGTGTAACTGTACTTAGTGTTGAAGATGAACTGGACTGGTCAAGTGTTCCTGCTTCTAATAGTATAGAACCACTTGAAGAACTATCTGTTGCATCTTCAATCTGAACTTGTCTGTCCATTTCTTGAAATCTTTTCTTATGCACGACAAAGGTAATCTCGTTTCTGTTCTCTAAACCAAACTGTGTCATTATCTCTTTGTCACCAGCATAACCTTCACCATCTTCTATGTACATTTCGATTGGGTGTTGTGTATTGAATTTATTCAGTGCGTCTTCACCAAAGATTGTATCAGCTGCAACGGACTGTCTATCCATGTAATAGACATCATGTCCATGTATCTGGATTGCCTCTTTGATTAAGTTACTGTAGAGATTTCTCTCTGACTTAAGTGATGCAAGATTATTTGTGTGGAAGATACTATTGACAGCCATACATCTATCCTATCATATAATCTATGGGTGTTTCAAAACTTAATTGAATTTGTTCCTCTAATCTTTGTATTTCTTCTATCGCCTGTGAATAGATAGTTTCACCGTTCATAGTAACACCACCTAACATTGCAACTCCATTAAACTTAGAAAGGTTTGCACCCCACTGTCTTTTAATTAAAGATGTTACATATCTCTTAAGATAGATGTCATCAAAGATATCTGTATAACTTTCTGGGTCTACTTTTCTATAACACTCAATGATTAAGAAATCATCAACTTCAATTTTGTTCTCCCAGTCCATATCTATGTACAAACGATTTTGATGTTGATTAAAACGCACTGGTGTTTCACCTACAAGCATATGTTGAAGGTGGTCTAAGTGTTTCATAGTCATCTCGTATTGTATCATTGATGTAGATGAGAAATCATACAAATCATTTAATCGTATTTGATATCGTATGTCAAACATATTATTTGTTACTGCGTTATCAAATGGAAAAACCTGTACTACTGATACTACAGCAGAAGGCATAGGTATATAGTTCTTACCTTCTAAGAATGAACCAGTTACATTTCCATCTTTTGAATCTGTTGAAGTCGTTGTTTCGTTTGACCTAGCTCTGTCAACATCTTCTTGTGTGACTTTATATTTGAGATACATCTTCTCTACACCATCATAGTGATACTGTGCAAAGTATTGTAATCCTTCGTCTATTCTGTCCTCTACTTGGTCATCTGACACGTTAATGTCAATAACACCAAAACCTAATGCTCTTAAACAATAGTTTTTGAAACCATCTCTTGTACTGGGTATTGCCATATTACTTCCTTTTATTACTATTTATAATAAACTAACCAAGTGCGATACCGATTGCAGTTGCTTCATCTGCAGCTGCAGTCGCAGTTGTTAACGCAGAACCAGTTCCATCAACAAATGAAGTTGCAGTTAAAGCACCAGTTGCAGAGTTAAATGTAAGGTTTGTTCCACTCTTTGCAGATAAATTACCACTTGCACCAGTAGTAAATAGTGGGAAACAAGTTGTGTCTGTAGACTCATCTGCAACATTAACTAAAGATGAAACACCAGTAATTGTTGCAGTTATGTTTGTTACAGAGAGTGTATCTGTACTTGGATTATACTGTATACCAGCATCTGTTTTAAGTGCTTCTGCTGTTGCACTACCATTGTTTGCATCTACGAATGTTAAAAAATAACTTGCGTCTGTACCATCTGTTACTGTCTTAACTGTGTTAGCCACAGTTGCAAGGTCGGAAGTAGCTGCATTACCTGTAGTATCTTGGTTTAATGTTCCAACGACTAAATCAATAGTTCCATCATCATCTTGATACTCAACCGAAATACCAGTTTCAGTATTACTACTAAACATTGCACCAACGGTGTCTTGAACAACCTCTGTCAAATCAATATTTGCAGTACCATCAAAAGAAACACCATGTATATTTCTTGCAGTTTCAAGTGCAGTAGCAGTAGCTGCATTTCCAGAAGTGTCTTGAGTACCAGATGTATTAACGCCAGGCAAATTGATACTTGCAGAACCATCAAATGATACACCACCAATATTTCTTGCAGTTGTTAATGTAGCTGCACTTCCAGTTGTGTTTTGGTTTAGTGTACCAACAACAAAAT